GCGATGCAGAGATGGCTTTCGATAATGCCGTCCGGGATATTGAAGCTCAGGAAGGCGGAACCGAAACCATTAATGAGATCGCCCAGAAGTGGGATCCGCAGAGTAAAGCCGTTCTTTGGGAATCACCTGAGCTACTAGCGGTTATCCAAGAGCAGCGTGTCAACGGGGTCTATGACCAAGTGGCCGCTGAAATCGACCGACAGAAGTTACTGGGCACGATCCCGCAGAATACGCCGTTCCTACAAGCCTATAAGCTGGCTGGTGACTCTCTCGTAGAAACCAACCGACTTAATGGTGGAGTTCAAGAGCAGAAGGCCACGACGCAGACCACTGGGACCACACCGGTACGGACCCCCAATGTTGTCGCCACCCGTGCAGAAGCTCCGAAAGCTCCCGTAAAGAATGACGAAAAAGCGAGAGCCGCGTCTCCCAGTAAGACCACTCCTCGCACAGCTACGGTGGTTGTTAATCCACTTGAACTGAGTGATGAAGAATATCTGAAGCAATTCAACGGTCGTCTTTGATTTAACCGCTCTTAATAAGAGCAGAAAAGGTTTAAGGGGCATTTCCAATGTTGAACTACAACGCACCTAACGTTGGTAACGGCACGAATAAGTCCGATATCGACAACACTGCGGGCCTCACCTCCCAGCAGATGGCCACGTTCCATGCTCTCAAGAAGAGCATCATCCAGTCCCGCAAGGACCAGTATTTCATGCCGCTGGCTGCGGTCCAGAACATGCCGAAGCACTTCGGTAAGACCATTAAGGTCTTCGAGTACGTGCCTCTGCTGGACGACCGCAACGTGAACGATCAGGGCCTCGACGCTGCTGGCGCTACCATCGTGGTCAACCAGGCGACTGGCGTTGGCGGTAACCTCTATGGTTCGAGCCGCGATATCGGCAAGATCACCTCCAAGCTCCCGACTCTCTCGGAGAATGGTGGCCGTGTGAACCGCGTCGGCTTCTCGCGTCTGACCCGTGAGGGTTCGATCCAGAAGTTCGGCTTCTTCACTGAGTTCACTCAGGAAAGCCTCGACTTCGATTCGGACGAGGATCTCATGGACCACCTCAGCCGCGAGCTGATGAATGGTGCCGTGCAGCTCACCGAGGCAGTGCTTCAGCGTGACCTCCTCAACGCCGCTGGCGTGACGGTGTTCGCTGGTGTCGCTACCACGAATGCGACGGTGACGGGTGAAGGTGGCGCCTCGGCTTCGGTCGTGTCCTACCAGAACCTGATGCGTCTGGACCAGCTCCTGACGGACAACCGCACTCCGAAGCAGACCAAGGTTATTGTTGGTTCGCGTCTCCAGGACACCAAGACCATCCCGGCTTCCCGTGTGATGTTCGTCGGTTCCGCTCTGGTGCCGCTCCTGAAGGGCCTGAAGGATCTCTTCAACAACAAGGCGTTCATCCCGGTTCAGCAGTACGCTGACGCTGGTACGGTCCTCAACGGTGAGATCGGGTCCATCGACTCGTTCCGCATCATCGAGGTTCCCGAGATGCTCCACTGGGCGGGCGTCGGTGCAACGGTCACCTCGAACCCCGGCTATCGCGCTTCGAACACCGGTGGCGGCAACCGCTACGACGTGTATCCGATGCTCGTGGTTGGTGATGACTCCTTCACCACGATTGGCTTCCAGACGGACGGCAAGTCGGTGAAGTTCTCGGTCATGACCAAGATGCCGGGTCGTGAGACCGCCGACAAGAGCGATCCCTACGGTGAGACGGGCTTCTCGTCCATCAAGTGGTACTACGGCACGCTGATTAAGCGTCCGGAGCGTATCGCTCTCATCAAGACGGTTGCTCCGGTCTAATCGGGGTTTAGCCTAAAATAATAGAAGGGGGGAGATTCACGTCTCCCCCTTTTTAGGTTAAAGAGCAAAATCGTTACTCCACAACCCAAGGAAATCCATCGTGTCTGCCAATAATCTCTTCGCGAATATCCAGGGCGCTGCTCCTGCTGGTGCTGTTCCTGCCGCTGCTTCTGTTCCGGCTGGTACTGCTGTCCCCGCTCCGGTTTCTCAGGCTCCCATTCCGGAAGCTGAAGCTCCGGTGGCTCCCCAGGTGTCTGAGCTGGAAATGCTCAAGAACCGAGCCACGGTGATGGGGATCCGTTTCTCCAACAATATCGGTGTCGAGAAGCTTCGGGCGAAGGTCCAGGCTAAGATCGATTCTGAAGTCGATAATACCGACGAAAATGGCGAGGAAATCAAGGCTGGCGTTTCGGCCTTTGTCCCGCCGAATCCCCCGGTTGTGGACGTTCCTGTGACGGTCCAGGCTCCCCAGGGCGAGGCTGCTCCTGCTCCCGAGCGTCAGATGACGCTTCGTGAGAAGATGTACGCCGAGCAAATGAAGCTCATCCGGGTTCGGATCGTGAACCTCAACCCCGCCAAGAAGGATCTCCCCGGTGAGATCGTCGTGGTGGCCAACGAGCTTCTGGGTGCCGTGAAGCGTTTTGTCCCCTTCGGTGAGAAGACGGATAATGGCTGGCATATTGAGCAGTGGCTCTATGATAATCTCCGTGAGCGTATGTTCACGCAGATTAAGGTTCGCAAGGTGAATGGCCG